GGATCTTTTGGGTCTTCGTAACGGTTCATCTGTTTACTTCATCATTCTTTGCCCAAGGGAACACCAACCAATCATCTGGATCCACCAGCTTACCATAGTAATGACAACCGTAAGGAATCTTGGAGAACAATGCGACGTAAGTAGCGTGTGGGTAGAAGTTTTGCAATTTTGCAAAAGTCGAACCCGTGTCATAAACGTCATCAACAACTATCAAATCAGAGTAATGAGACATAACATAACTAATCTTTGGATCAATACATATCAACTCCTTAATATCAAACTCATAGGCAAGCATTGAACCAGGAACTAATCCACCACGATATACCGGCATGATTATACTTGTAGGCTTTACAATTGAATCCTCTCGCATCTTCTTAATCAAACGATTACTCGCGTGATCAATATCAGACCAGAATAGATTAACCTTCTGTCGGGTGCTCGTCAACTAACTTCTCCCAGCACTTGGTATGATATATCGAATCGACAATCAAAACGTATTGTTCCGTTGGGATGACTCCTCCATCCCACAGATACTTTACCTCTTTACCGCATTCCGGACACTCGGTAAAGCGAATCTCTTCCATCTATCTCCCCAACTCCCGCCCATACATTAGGGCATGTTGTTGTATACCCACCGTCACATCAAATAACTGAGGACGTTTTAATACAGATTCAGATATCTTGCGGAACCCTTCGATAATGTTCCTGCGGACAAACACTTCACCTGCCGGAGTACCAGCCGTGATGTACATCGGAATCATTGGGAAGGCGCGATGTATACGTTGAACAAAGTCAAGATCTTCATCATCAAAAGCAACTATCTTGAACACCATATTGTCATGAAACCTAACTGAATACTTTTGTAAGATTGCAATGTCCAGCCTATCCACCATCCCACTACTGGGTGGTTTGGGGGAACAGGTTACAAAGGTAGAAAATTCAAGCCAGTCATTCCACAATGCACCTTGCGTTTCAACAGCAACCTTGTAACCCATCATCTTTAATTCAAGACATAAATGAGTCAAATCCCAAGCAACCGGATCACCACCAGATAATGTAACCCAGGGAACCTTTGGTAGTTCCTCTACCTCTCTAAGAATATCTTCAATAGGCATCTTTCTAGAATTTGCTTGAATCTGATCTGGGTCAACAGCGTGCATAGAGTCACACCAAGTGCAACGGTAACTGCAACCACTAGTGCGAATAAAGTGACTAGCCTTTCCCGCTAGTGCACCCTCCCCTTGCAGAACAGGACCAAACAATTCCGCTATGAGGATCGTATCGGGCATTATGTTCGTCCCGCTGTATAGTGTATCATAACAAACTTAACGAAATTCTCTTGCAGACCAGGAATGGTTACATCCTTGCAAAAGTATGCAGGGTTCTTTAACGCTTGTCTGTATGCCCACAGACTTAATTGATTATGTCGCACCATAAAACGAGGTGCACCAGCTTGCCGTAATTCGCGAAGCTGCTCCAATCGATCACCTCGATGAGCTAAGACACCTCTCGGCCGAAACTCAAAAAAATCATCCTGAGAAGATGGCACTATTGCCTCCATGCTCAGACACTCGCACAGACCTCAATTTAACCCTAGGCTTCTCTCCAATCTCCCCAAGTATTCGATCCGCTTCATAATAGGCCATTTCAGCAAACTTTTCACATCCAACATCGGGTACAATAACAATGTCGGCAATGGCATTACCACCGTCTGCGATTAGCTTAAAGAACTCAATCTGCGGATCATCTTCCGCAACAAGCATCTTGTGATCAAACATTGACTGGAGCCAAGCCTTTAGTGGCTTCAGTCCACCAAAGTCTATACACCAGTTACGAGCATCAAGAAATTCGCATTCAAAAGTGATTTCAAATGCTAGTGGGTAACCATGTATAAACCGGCAATGAGAGTGAGTTGCTCGATGTTGCCGGAATGTACAAGACCAACCTTCTTCATGACCGTAGCGCTTGACTACCTGATACATCACGCATGTCCTCCAGGTGTAAAGTCATTAGGGTCACCAAATACGTAATCCTCAAAGCACCAAAAACACAAAATATCTCCCCCTTCAAAATCCCCGAGCTCACAAATACCATCATCATTATCAAGTGTTAAATCACGACCAAATACCGAATTCTCACACATGGCACATACACCTGTGCCACGTATCTCCCGACGACGCATCAATGTCTTCTTTAATTCTTCACCATCTTCAGGAGGTGGAGAGAGGTTAATATCTTGAGGAGGGATCCATACCATAGCTATCCCCACAGCTGAATACTTATTTTATACGATAACTAAACCCTTTCCCAGTGGCTTCCTAAATTATTTTTTACGACTGAATAAGTCTCTGCAAAGGAACTATGCATCAATGCTCTATGATCACACAACCAAACACTCTTTTGTTGTGAATCTGCCCTGTAAGACAAACAATCCAACAAATTCTCAACACCCTCAGAGGACAACCACGCGGTCGGTTCATCCCACACTTCAAAGTTATAGTGGACTCCTGCCCATCTTTGCACCAGACTGGCAAGACCCAAACTACCCGCCAGTCTTGCCCGCTGCCCTTCACCACCACTTAAGACATCAAACTTACTAAACCTACCATGTGTAGCATTTGGTGGGTGAACATCCACCTGCACACCTAACTTTACTGATCCAGACTTGGTCTCTGTTGCTGTTTTAAAGGCAATCTTCCAACCAATCAATCCCAATGCTAACAGAGAATTCCTTGTTTCTACTGTTAACTCTTGTAATACGTTTTCAAGACAGAACAAGCGAACCTTTCTAAACCCCTGCCGCCAATAGTTAAGTTTTGCAAGATGGGATACCTGTGCTTTTTCCTCATCTCGCTTAAATAGTAATTCAGCTTCAAGAAGATCCTTATCATGTAAAGCCTTGATCTTCTGTTCTGTATAGGGATTTACTTCAGCATTAGCTTGGTCTACCTGTTCCTGAAGGCCTTTTACCTCCCTGGTTTTTGCTACCACGTTAGCCTTTATCACTGCAAATGCTTGCTTGGCTGCAGATTCTGCTTGCATGGCGGCCGTCCAAGCCGATTCTAAGGCTTTTAGTCGATTTGCAGCACGTTCTATCAGCGATTTCTGGGCCTCAAGCTCTTCAAATGCCTTCTCGCACCCTTCCTTCAGGTGTTGACCATGGATTTCAGCGTACTCCTTCCCAATATCCTGCCCGCAGACGGGACATGCACTATTCTCTTCAATAAATGTCATCTCCTCAACAAACCTATCCCACTTTGCCCTAAGCTTTCCACTTTCCCTTTCGTATGCGTGCAGCCTATACCGCTGAGCTTCGTACTCCTTCTTTCGAGCTGCAACATCTACAACTACATCCTCAGTTGGAATGCCTAATGTTCTCAATTCACCCTGTACAATCTTAAGCCTGGTCTTTAACTGACGTACTCTAGCCTTTCTTTCATCCTCCCAGTTACCCTCCATTTCAGCTAGTCTATCGACATCTGGGAGACCTTCTATGCGGCCAGTGACCCTTGCAATGGTATTCTGTAGTTCCACCAGCTCTGCAGCCTTGCTCCGGTGCTGTACACTAGCTTTATCTGCGGCCTGCATCCATAGCTCGAGATCTAAGACCTCGTCCAGCAGGTCTCCACGTGCCGGTACGGGTAGGTCTATAAACAGGGGTACAGCTTGCCCAAAGATCACTGAGTTGAGAAATCTAGACCGAGACAATCCTAATAGACGCTCAACATCTTCTGTGGTGGCTGGATCACCATCAATAAAGACATGACTGGGTGGACCCGTGCGGTCCACTCTAACTATTATACCTTCAATATCCCAATACGTTGTTACTTGAGTCTTATCCTTACCATAACTAACTAACTCAGATGTCCTAAGCCCCTTGATCGATCTATCAGATACACACCAACATACCGCATCCCATACAGTAGACTTGCCCGCACCATTTGCCCCCAGTGCAGGTTCCATTTCATTGCTGCCACTAATAAGCTTCAGCCCAGCACTAGGACTAAACTCAATACTAGTAGCCCGCACAAAGGAACGAAAGTTTGACAGGTCAACTCGTATTAAATCGACCCGTTTCATCTAGCCATTCCATGGTTTAAAGTTAAGCATAGCATCAACACTAAGTTCCGGTGCAGACCAATCACCCTTAAAGTGAATTGCTCGATCATCAATAGTCAACCAAGCGGGTGGCTTAACATTAGAAAACTCAATCTCCTCAATGACCCCTACATTCCCGGTTCCACGAAGCCATACAGCGTATTGTTTAGTTAGCCAATCTTTCATTAATTCAATACCTTCAGGTGTATCCGATCGAGAAGAATAGATAACGATCCGAAAGTGCTTCTGCGTTATTTTTAACCATTCAAAGAATCCAGGGACAGCATCATCATAGATAGCCCCATCCTGCCAACCTCTAGAGTAATGATGGATCACACCATCAAAATCAATGCAAAGAGTCGGTTTGAACGATGACATTACATTTCTCCGCAGTAGGAAACAGCATCACCGCTTCAGCATTAGACATCTTCTCTAACAATCGAGGCAATGATTTGGATCTGCGCTTTAACATACGACTACTGGAACACCAATGACGATCACCACCATAATACATCCAGATGATATGAACTACCCAGAAGCCCTTTTCCCATCTAATACCGTAATTTCCCCATCGTTGCTTACTCATCCGAATGTAGATACATCTTGGTATTTTTCTGAGTCATCATAAGCGACATTACTTCTTCGGTCTCACCAGAGAAAATGAGTATATCCATGGGGATGCCCATTTCCTTGCCAGATACCCTGATGTGAGTATCTAACATTTCAGCCATAAGTATTTCTAGATTTTTACGTGACAGGCCAATCAGTACAACTTTGCGACCGTCCTTTTCTTCAGCGATCCCCTTTAACATCTACATCTCCTTCAACATAATCAATCCAACCCCAAGCATATCATCAGTCAATCCTTCATGTTCGGCAAACCGCCTAAGTATCATTTCAGGTGTCTGATTGGTGTCTACATCCCTATTATACGTGGAGCTTACGATCACTTCTGTACCGGCGATCGTTACCCCACGCTCTTTTGCCCACCGCAAGATTGCAGCTTCGGTCTGTCCAAAGGAATCTATATCAGCAGGATTGCAGGAAAATCGTATCTTTACTTGATCACCTTGCCTTACTCTTATCTTTTCTAACCCTTCAATATCCCTAATATCAACCATGAGCTTACGTGGAGGGGTTAGTTTGATCTCTTCCATTATGAGAAAAGTATCTTCATCAAGAAGTAATATACGGCAGGGAAACCTATCACCAAACTTAATAGGGTAAGGACAACCAACATAAGTAATATTGCGAACGTCTTGTGGTACATGGACGTCACCACTATAAAACTTTACATCACCGGGTATCATTGGGAACCCTCGGTTCTCCATTACTTGCCCGTTTTCAATGATAGCACCGGTGACTGTAGCGTGCATAAATACAGCTTTGTAGTCCCTAAAATTGAGTCCCTTCCAATCTTCTTTTGGCTTTGCAGAGAATGGTAACAATAGTAATCCATCATTGAACGGGACTGGTTTTGCCACATAGTTGATCTTGGATCTGAGAAACTCCTCAGACATAAAATCAAAATAATTAGGAGGACGAAGCGTGGTATCATGATTACCACGAAGTATTGTTATGGGTGCCACTTGTTTAAGATGCTCAAACAGACGATTGACAAAAGCACCAGTAAACCTATCCTTACGATCAACCGCATCGCCGAGATTAAACGTGTGGGTAATCGGGTATTGAGTCTTAATCTCTTCGATTTTATCAAAGATCTGCCACCGGTATTCATTAACAGGATTGTCATCCCAATGGGTGTCGGTAAAGAGCAGGTACATTAGTTTCCCCGAACAAACTTAGGCTTAGCTACAATAGGATCCGGTGATAATGCTAATACTTTCCTATGTACAACCGGTGGAAGTTCTACACCAGTAGCGATCTTCTCAAAAATATCCTGTGCAAGCTCATTACCTATGAATCGGACATCCCAACCATCACGTCCTTCCTGCCGAGTTGACAATTGCCAACGCCCACCTGTCTTAAATAACGTGAATCCACTTAGATCAGTCATCATCCACCTACTCTATTGAATAGAATTACCTTCGGATAAACTATTCGCCAGCGTCTCCATAAAGAACCCTTCCAGATATTCCTGGCATGACGGATGTACCTTAATCAGTGCGGTGACCCAAACGGCCAATACTTCCAGCACCAAGTCAGCCCGAATCGCCTCATCACCCATTGCCTCTGAAAAGCCTTCACCCATGCGGCGGCTTAGCTCCTCACCGGGGCCACGGATACGCGGCGGGCGCATCCCACCAAATTGAATGACTGGAATCATTACTTTCTTTTCGTCGTCCATTTCAATTACCCTTTCCTTCCAACAATGCGAGAAATTCTTTTTCAGCTTCGTGATAGTCTGCCCAGAATTGTTTGGCAGTTCTTTCAAGTCTAAGAAACTTATCATCATCTGCGCAATTACCTAGAAGCGTGTCGGTTTGAACCGCTGAATAATGCTTATTGATAAGTTTTGTATAAGCATTCTTCAAGTTAATATCCATTTCAATTACCTCTCCTAAGCGGTCTACGTACACTTGTAACACTGTCAAAATTATATACGAAGGCAGGCACTTCCCAGTGGTCCACTGTTACAATAGGGTTTAACCAGAGACGAGGATGCCTTGTATCAGTGACTACAATAGTGGGATACCTATTCTGCTTTGCAATCAACAGAGGTCGTTTATCATACTTACGAGCCTCCCTAACCACTATCTTCCAGAAGGTAATCAACCCACCTGTCTTATTTACAATGGAACGGCCTATCTGCAAATCCTGATAGTGCTTACATTCAACAAAGGTCTTTTCACAGAATTCGTACGCACCTTCCCCTACCGCACTCAGATCTCCAGATTGTGTTAAATTTATCTTGTCTTTTCTATATTGTAAGGTAGCGAGACCACCACTCATAGCACTGCGCCACAAGAGATCATCTCGCTTACCCTCCGATAACCAAAGGGACAGCCTTCGAGAGACTTCACGCTCGAAAGCTGCCCCTTTACCTTTACCGGAACCTGCCTTCATTTAGAACGGCGACTTCGTGAGGGTGCGACCCCTACTCAGCACACCACCGGTACCACCGCTGGGGGTGAAATTCTCGTCCACCCACCAATAAGTGCCTCCGTCATCACCGTTATTGGGTGGGACATTGCGAAGGCGACTGTCAACATTCAACGCAGTGTCATAGTTGATGATCTCTCCATTATCCCAATCCTCAACCAGAGCAACATAAGTCTGGTCTACACGATTGCGACGCTGCAGGTTGACTAGCCAATTGAAATTGCCCTCGTCGATAGCCCAGCTATAAGAGCTTTTCTTTACGACGAGAACAACGCAACAACCGCGACGGTCTTCAAGGTAACGAATGTGGCTCCTAGGATCAAGGCCGTGCTCTTCCTTTACTGCACGACTGAACTTGTCATAGGCCCACAGATCATCTAGACGACGCTTCTCCATCTATTCCTCCTTCACTTCGAAAAACACGCAGACACTACGTAAGTTCCTACATACAATCCACCTCCTATTGCTGCCACGATCAAAACTCCAATAAAGAAATACAAGTAATTATATCTGGACCCTAAGTCAGCTTCAACCAGGGACCCTGCCGCGTAAATATATCTGGTTGTTCTACCTTGGTCACTCACTCTCGCCTCTTTGGTTTGCGATTTATCTTAAACTTCTCTTCAACTTCGTGCCATAATTGAATAGTCTCTTTCTTTAATTCTGGTTCAAGTCCCTCTTCTTCGACTATTCTAATAGATTTATCAAGACCAGTATGCAACCTTCTTTCACCAATATTATACGTTTGGGAGCCCACTATCGACTTATTGTAGATTAAATTAGCGCGGATGTCGTCTATGCCAAAGTCGTACATGATATACAATGGTGCTGTACGGAATGGAACATCCAGGCTGCTCTTATACACTTCAACTGAAGTTTCAACACCTACAACCCGCTTAAACTTACTCTTGCCAATATCTTTTTCAATCCCAATCTTTTTTGGTGTATGACAACGCAACCTCAGACTTGAATAAAAGCCAATGGAGACGCCACCGGGACTGGTATACTTTTCGGCAAAGGGGTTTGTATCAATATTTTGCCTAACCTGATTAGAACAAACCATCAATAGATTGCGCTGGGTCAGGATTCGACACGTTTTCCGGCATTCTTCACTAAATTCTTTTGCTCTACGCATCCCGTATTTATCTGCATCCTCCATTTCCATCTTAGTTGATAGCGCTGCAAGCGAGTCCGCAAAGACACCATTAATCGTGCCATTCTCGGACTCAGGATTCCAACTTCTGACTGGCTCAAATAATTCAGGCACCGTATCAGGTTGCTTGTAGTCGCAATCTTCAACCTTAAACCCAAACAACTTAGCGAACTGCGCATTTAGTCTAGCCTCCGGATCACGAAACATTACCCTACCACCCTTGCGTTGCACAGCGCCCGCAAGTTCACACAACATCACAGTCTTGCCACAACTGGAAGGACCAAAGATCTCAACCAGGATCCCACCCGGTAGGCCGCCTTCTTTAAAGCGACCACCGGAGATTGCCATATCAAGCAAAGTAGATCCTGTGGAGATAACGTGCTCAGTACCTGCTAAGGGGGAACGCCTTACAAGAGGCTTCTTTAACCTAGCCTCTACTTGTTGTGCAAGATCAGGTGATGCTGTCATTATGCTGCTTTTCCACTCGCATTGTAGCAATCAGTCCAAACTGGACAATCTTCGCACTGATCGTGCTTATCGCATTCCTCACCAAATACAAATCCGTGGGGACAAGTACCAGCTTCAGCTGGGGCCGCTACCTTAGCAGGACGAGCAGCAGGCGGAGGCGCTCCACGTGTTAGAGGCTTTGCTGCGGGCTTTTCTGCAGGTTTCGCTACCGGTGTAGGCCTACGGTAAACAGAAGGCGTACGTGTCTCCTCTTCGGGCTCTTCGGGCTCCTCCTCTGGTTCCTCTTCGGTCTCTTCCTCTATAGGTACAACAACAGTTCTTATTGGTGTAGTTCGCGCGGGTGCGGTTCGCGCAGAGATACGAGTAACCTGAATAACTGGTTTCTCTTCCTCTGGTTCATCATCATCCCCACCCTCAAGGAACATCTTTTGGATTTCCTTGTAATCCTTAATTGTAACGACCTCGTCAAGTGAGGGCAGTGCATCAATAGTGGCATCATCGTAAGCATACCCACGCTGTTCAAAATCAATGCGCGAGGTTTCCGCAAACGTGTTCCCACCAAGCTTCTCTTCAGAGAATCGGATCTTTAACGTCAACCCATTAGCAGGATGCGGAAAATCCCCAAGCTCATCAGGGTTTTCCTCAATCTCATTATTCAACTTAGCCTGGAACAGAAAGTCCGATATATCCCAAAGATGCGGTTTCTCTTCAAACTTCTTGTTATCCTTGGGAATAATCAAATAAAGTGACCGCGAACTGGGACGGGCGTTCTTTACTGCATCATCTTTCCAATCCACACCATCAGAAAGAAGTTTTGACCGATACTCGCAAATCGGACACTTCTTCCCAATACTTGTGGGGCAGACAACCGATGACTTATCAGCACCAACATTACGATGCAACTTGTAAGGGCGACGGTACCAAAGACCACCCTTTTCAGCACTACCCGTTGTCTCATCCTTATCTGGATGGTTGGGGTCTGTGACAACATAAGACATAATATCAATAGAAATGCGGGAACCGGGCTCTTCCTTGAAGACCGTAAATCCTCGCGGGATGGATAAATGACCGTAATTTGCTGCCTTGTTACGCTGTTGAGTAGCGTTAAAGACAATCTTGTCCTTGAAACTCGTGAAGCGACTCTTTGCCATTAGATTGTTTCCTCCGTGTATAGGACAGATAAGATATCGTCCCAGCGGCCCAACCCGATGCTGCGCACTTAGCCAATACAAAAACATAGAAAGGCAAGGCGGCTAAACCCACAACCACGATTGCGATTGCAAATTCCAATCAATTTCTCCTCTGTAGTCTAATAGATCGATTAATTCGCTTTTGCCTCTCTTCGGATAAATTATGCGGAACCGAGGGTCCTGCAAAGTAACTTTGCCCATGCAGCCTCACTAAATTTTCCAAGGCACTTTTGCGATGCTCAAACGACTTAACAACTCCAGTGGCCACCTCATATTGATACTTCTTTTCAATATAGTCTCGATTAATTGCATCATATTCATCATTGATAGTAATTACAGAAGAAATTGCTCCCTCTGTTATACGATCTCCAAGACCAAACGCCCTGGGATCTTCTCTTACTTCTTTATCAAGTCGGGCTTTAACATAGTCAACTTGCGCCTTTGCCAAATCCATATCGCGATGTGCCTCAGCTGCATTGGTTGTGTACACAAGCATCCTACGTGAATGATCTACCCATTCTACATCTAGAGCGGATTCATCAATCTCAATGTCTTGCTCATAGGACACTTGACATCTCCTACTATATTATACGATTACGTCACCCACTTTTGATTACCATATAACATGCCAATGCTAGACCAGGAGGTCCACTATCAAAGAATGGTGCTGAAAAATGATGAATTATTTCAGCAGCAACGTCATTCCCATCTCCATTCAACAGAACCTGACGAGCATAACCAATTACACGCCTACGGGTTATTTCAACATCATCTTCAGGAATTATCGATAGAATCGAACTAACTTGACGCCAACGATGTTTTTGAAGCAACGATGTCACCAACCTGTCTGCATTCTTAGCTATATTGTCGGACGCTTCAATTACCTTAATATAATCATCTGGACCCGCCGCAACGACTTTTTCTAAAAGCTGAAGAGCGTGTCTGGGATAACATATCTCGGCTTTATCAATATCAACTTTGTCAGCGTCAAACCCAAGTGAAGCCTTAAGCGCTACAGCACTTAGTACATTCTTTGGTAAAGATACATGCTCACGGGCGCATACCTTAACCATTAACCTGACCATATTCGGTATAGTCAATGGACTGACCGTGTGAACAGAGCATCTACCCTTTATTGTATCAAGAAGCTTATCAGGATCAGTAGTAGCAAGCACATAAAAACAATGATCTGGTGGATCTTCCAGACCCTTTAACAAAGCATTTTGCGCATCATTAGTCAGCTTATGTGCCTCATCAATAAGCCAGGCACGTCTGGTGCCACCCAATGCCTTATAGTGTGCGTTATGCCTAATAGTACGAGCAGTATCAATACCACGAAAGTCAGCAGTGTCTATTTCCTTAAAGTCTTGTTCATGACAACCTAACTCGGTTGCGACTATCCTCCCCAGTGTCGTTTTTCCACACCCAGTGGGTCCGTGAAATAGAAAAGCATGTGGAGGATCATCAAGAGCCAACAACCCTTTAAGATTAGATACAAGCGTTTCATTACCGACCATCTCAGCAAAAGAATGGGGACGATATTTTTGATATAAACTCATGCTGCACCTTTCATTTCAGCCCAGTTACCATCTATTTCTGAGGCAGCAACTTCGATACGCATAGGTATATCTATCCAAGACCAGTGGTTTGGTAGATCGACCGTGCAGATTTGCTGCGCCATTAGAATAATATCAGAGATCTCGTCTGGATGTGCATCTATCAGCATACTGTCGTGTATCTCACCAACCACCTTACTCTGCCAACCCTTTAACTGCTTTACCATTTCAATCAAAGACCATAACAAACAATGGAATGCGGCCCCTTGTACAGGGAAATTGATTACTTGATTCTTTTCCATAACACCGGAGACCCTAAACCCGGTCTTCATTTCAAATTCACCGGTCTTTTGGTACTTAGAATGCCAAGTCTTTCTCCAAGCATTATATACTTTGAAACGCTTGCCCCAAAAGTTGTTTTGTACCCGTTCCATGTGATCAACAAATACACTAAACGAATCAATGTCTTTAGATATCAAATGTTCCCCTATGGGTTTACCATTAAATACAACACCGTGATTAGGCTTCCACATTCCATCCTTTGGTAGCTTGCACCAGGAACAAGCGACATTAAGCGCGCAGGGCTCGTAATAGTCACCGTAGAATTGCGGGAAGACAAACCCGTTCTTTGCTGACTGCCTTAATGTATACCCACCTTCCATCTCTTTGAGAGGGGTATTCAATTTGGGCAGCAAGAAAATCTCACCTGCCATATCCCCGTGCATATCACTTGTCTCATCCTGTAAGTACTTAATCATTACAGGATCTTTGTGATAAGTTGCTGCAATACCGACTTCAATACCTGAAAAGTCAATCTCCATCAAAATATGACCAGGGCTGGGAAGAAACGCCCTTCTACAGATGTCCATAATTTCTTTATCTCGGGCTGGTATATTCTGCAGGTTGGGATCAGCACTAGACGATCTATACGTTGATACTGTATGCAACAGAAAAGATGGGTGGATCTTGCCATTGACTGTAGATCTAATCAACACTTTCAAAACATCTTTAGCCTTTTTCAGCCTCCGCATCCGCAACAAATGGACAACACCATCAACATTAGTCTGTCGAAGGGATTCCTCGTTTGTACTCTCTTCACCACCCTCAGACATCTTGAATGGTTTAGCTCGCATATCCTGATAAAGGATGTGTCTCAATTGAGGGACACTTTGAATCTTCATTGCATCACCATAGCGACCAAGCCAAGCAATGCCTAACTCACTGCTCTTTAGTCGTAATTCTGACTGCTTTAACTTTTGCTCAACCCAAGCCAGTTTCTCCCTAACATAAACAAGATCAATACAAATCCCCGCTTCCTCTACAAGGGTAAGAGCTTCAGCCCCTCGTTGGAGCAGCTTATAGGCTTCCATCATTTTCATTGACGTACTCCAGAGGATGACAAAACTGATCTAACAATTCAATTAAACATTCACCACAATAATTTCTAATTAGGGGTGGGAGGGAAATAGAAAGACCACTCTGCTGAGGACCATGTTTAGGGCACTTTCCTATCCAACCTGCCTTTTGATTCCAAATACCAAAATCAAAGTGAACATCAGCCATCTTCAATCTCTTTCATTTGCTTCATGGTTAACCTATAGGCGAGAAGGGAGTCAATCCCGCAATAGATTAGGCATTCATCTTCACCATGCCTCTCTATAAACTCTAGTATACGGTTTGGCGCAGTGGGATCTCGCGGTGTTACAGACTTTAAATAGGGATCGATTAAATTCTCATACCCTACAACACCAAAATTGATAAAAGATTGAAACTTTAACCCACAAATACCCGTACGATTATCAATAACATGTGCTGCAAGCATACTATCCCAAGCCCAATTTATCTCATCAATATCAAAATGGAAGCGGCTCCACTCATATTCAAATGATAGATTATGTGAGATCTTACCAATATCTTCGTTTACTAGAATATCCCGCCAAGCTTGACGAACAGCCTCGGAAGCATCAGTAAACATAAACGCATACGCACGCTCAGGTGACTGACAAAAAGACGCACAAACTATACTGTGTAACTTTGCACTTAATCCTACAGTCTCATAATCAAATGAGAACAGACCTTTTCGTACTTTTACCCTATTCAATGCTCTAAGAATCTCTTCTTCACCATGAAGAAGAACAATCCTATTACGTAAAATCTCTACTCTGGGTACAGATACATTTAGCAAGTCAATAGCTTGTTTCAAATCATTCTTCCAAACTGTCTCTACTTCAGGCCTATCACTGGACCTGGAAACATAACTGGGATGATACGTTGGGCAAATCCAGGCACCTAATTCCGGTAGAGGGATGTGAAAACCACGCCACTTTCCAATGCTCGAGTCCTGCGCTTCCGGTAGCACACTTCCAAGGACACTAGTAACGGCGCTCCCGCCCAGTAGCAGCATTAATCGAGGACTATGCGCAGCTATAGCGGGGGACACTATCCGCGCTCTACAACACGCAATCTCGTGGACAGATGGTGCTCTATTACTAGGTGGTCGACAATTAACTGCATTCAAATTTATACAATCACGAAATAGATCAATACCAAGATCACTCAATGCTTCTTTGATAGCATTACCGGTTGGTCCCTGGAATGGTCTACCTTTTCGATCCTCTTGTTCACCGGGTCCTTCACCAATAACCATAATCTGTTTCTTGAAATCCCCGAAGGGAGGCATCTTTGGGTTGATTGGTCCATTATACAGACCACAAGATACACATGACAGAGGTTTACCCAGCCCACCTTTAGCTGGAGGTTCATTATCCCCGAATAACCTCGGTATTGGCATTTATCACCCGTCGAGCCTTGTGATTCTCGAACAACCAAGTGCATCTGACATGGAAACCAGCATCCCAAACAGGTCATCCTTTGAGCGGCACCAAAAAGTTACGGCATTACGATCGTCATCTTCTGGTGTAGAATGCTCAAGTATCTCTTTTGGTGATTTAAGCCATATACGAAGACCATAAAAAGTCTCGTTACCATTAACGTTATCCTTGCGGATAAGTTCGACACCTTCACCTAGTTCTTCTTCATAGATGTGTATACGCATTAGATGAGTCCTTTGTCCTGCGCAAGCCATTCGGGCATTGTCATTTCCTTAGCACCTTTATCCCACTCACACAGAGATTTAGGCAGCCAAACGTATTCTTTCCCGTCATAAAACCTATAGGCTTTCTCCGTTTCACTGCGAACTTCGCCGGAGACCTCAACTAAATCATTACCTTGAGCTTTCTTCATCGAAGTGCTACCACATGTTCCCATTGCGGTCCGGTAAACTTAATCTTCGAAGTATTTAGGACACAGTTTGCATTCTCTTCGGTTAAAGCTCTCGACAAGAACTCAGGATGTATATTAAACATAAACTCACCACTGACTTCTTGACTTGCCCTCACAATCTCCTTAAACGTTCCACCATCACAACTAGCCCCAACAACAATTTGAGTCCCACTTAAAGTGATTCTAACCTCTTCGTCAATCCTGTGATCCCGCTTGGAAAAGATCTGCGCGCGCTCCAGTGTTTCGGTTAACCTCTTTGGTAGAGTAATATCCTCTCCCTCTGTAGACAATGTGGCAGAGAGATCCGGGTAAGTACCAGATGACGTACGCGCACAAATCACAGTATTGTCTTCTGTAGCAAACCTAACCCACTCACCTTTCTCTCCAACGGCAACAGTCTTGATAACGTAATCCTCATCCTCTAACAATTCAGCAGCAGTAACGGGTAACAGAATAGATGGAAGATCCGCCCCTTCAATCCTAAACTGGGCTACGCGATACCCATCTGACCCAGTCAGATACTCACCCGCCATATAAACGCAGGTCAAAACGGGCCTACTCATGTCGCGCGCACAGGTACTAGCAACCAACTTTAGCCCCTTCTTAAAATCATTCGGTAAAATCTGATCCTCACCAGTCCAGTCGATCTCAGCAAAGGGTAAAGCCACCGGTGCTGTGATTAGACTGACCGTGGTCCTTCCAACACTTACTTCAATATTGTTACCCTTTTGGATCATCTTAACATTACTAGAATCAGTCTTGTTCAGAAGGTCGTACAAGCGACGACCATCAAGAGCACCGGAAAGTTCTTCGCTTCCTTCAAGCGGGTGAAAGATCGAAACTTGATCATTGTAAGATATCAGATTACCTTGATCAAAGGCTAGTTTATTAGCCTGATCAAAGACTTCCTTCCTCGCAATACCTGGTACAACTAAACCAATTGCCTTTGTTAATGCTTCTCTAGTGATGTCCATTGACAACCTCTTTTAACCGATCAAGAAAGGAACCGGAAAGCCTAGCATAACTGACCAAGCATCTATTAGCTGGGACACTCTGTGATCCAACAACAAACGTGTCGAACACATTGCCTCCACCAACTACATTATAGATCCTGATCGTTTTACCTTGTGTGCGCCAATACTTGATAAACTGATCCGACACATATAGATTAAAGATAAACCTGGGAACCCAGCTTGCCGACAAGTTCTTCTCATCTACATTGTTACTTACTAAAGGAGCATCAGCAAGCGCAGCTTCTTCAGGGAACCCCAATTGACGTGAAGCAAAATCTGACGTCCACTTACCATCTACCTTCTTTCGACTCTTCATCAGGGGATTAAGTGTACGTCCCGCAATAGAATCATCCAACTCATAACCTAACGAAGTACAATAGTGCTTTATCTGACCCTGGATGAGCTTTGACATGCCATAAAAACTATCACCCTTACCCCGATAATGACTACGACCTTGATTACTCACCGCAACCTGGTATATCTCTCTGTAGGAGAACTTGTCACCATCAAGTTTAGGCAGCAAGATACCACCATGTGCAGCCAGCATAATCGCACGAGTACTATCCACAGAGAACCAAGGATAGCGCAGCGTGATCTTGATATCAGTCAAACCAAGACCATGACATCTATACCTGGGCGTACCATCCTTATTTGACAGATATTCTTTCCAGATATAATCAAGTCCGTAAATTCGAGCTTCAGCGTTTAGTTTGGCAATTGCACCAATTCCAATATAATCAGTCTGCTCTAAATACTTCTTTAGGTATGACTCGTCATCATCGCCAATATGGTGAACAGGTATGGTATCAATCCCAAGCTTGCGCAGCTCAATCCAGTTCTTATAGCTCTTTTCAGCTGATTCAGTCTGGTATGCAGCAGAGACCGGTGGATCTATGAAGTCCAAATTGAACACACCACCACCAAACAGATGTTTATTCTGATGAACAAATTCTGCATACTTATCCAAGTTAATCGTCATACCCTTGGTATGGGCAGTCCAGGCACCGCTATCCAACATTACCACATAGTTTTTCATCTTTTCATCTCAGTTGCTGTGAACTCAAAGAACTTGTCTTCCCACAAAGGAGGCGCGGGCTTATCTCCATACCTTTTATACGTATCTATCAGATCAGTAGCCCTTCCGGGTTCGTATAAATTTTCATCTGGTAACAATTCAGGGTAGGACAATGCTCTTGGAGCAAGTGGAATAGTGCCTACTGATAACGCGTCTATGACTTGATAGCCATAAGTCTCTTCGCGGGAAGTAATAATCATAAACCGCCCAGCCTCAACAAATCCATAGTAATCAGTCCAAGTCTTACCTTTAGTTTGATAAAACCTGTGTATACTAGTCCTCTCACTCCATTCAAAAAACCTCTCCAATTCTAAATCAATCTTTTGCACCCCTTTCCGGGCCACACTAATAAACGATCTACTATGGTGATGTTGTTGCTCCTTACTCAACCGCTTTTCCACTAATTCATCAATCTTTGGTAACGGAAACTTGATCACCACCGTGTTCTTCCAGCCTAACCGCTCCTTATGATACTCACTTGCCACAAAAATCTTATCAAATATCTTGCTAGTCCCTGTTTCCACTCTCCACTTCCCGGGACGCACCGCAGCAAAGTAATCATACCTATTAAGCGATGTTGCGTGGCAAATGGCAAAGCATTTCTTAGGACGCTTATGAAATAAAACAGATGAGAATAGTCCAGGAAAGCTAATATCACAAAGAAGTAATATATCATCCTCTTCATCAATTACTAACTGATTATACAAACTGATCTGTCTAACCTCATAATCAATTGCCGCCATTGCCGGGGCAAATTCACCACTTAAATGAGCTTGATTGGTAAACTGCGGTGGGTGGAGGATAAGTACCTTATCAAAGTACAGATAGTAATCTTCAAGTCGTGTCAACCACCAGGATTGATATCGTAGCTGCGCAGGATATTGGGGTACAACTATCAGTCTCATTTTCTATGATCCAATCTTAATACCTCCCAGTATCCTTCAAATAATACATATTTCCATTCGTATCGCCATAAATCTCCCTTTTCAGGATAGCATTGATTCAACGCATTCCGCTTTGCCTCGGGATCTGGTACTTCAAATATATACGGCGCCTGCATCGTTGTACAATAGTGAATTACTCGCCTTATCTTGCCCGCCCTAAACATTTGATGGGCCATCTGGCCTAATCGGCGATGCTCCGGATGCATATCCACATTAGGATCAGGAGCATAGACGACATCCCAAGGACGAGCGAGATTGCTGAGATGGTAAAATTCGAAACCGAATAGTCTAGAGGCTCTCTTGCAGCCATCTTCAACAATCCCCCCATAGTATACTTGTACCTTTTCTTTAGACATAAGTACATGGTAGCAACCAATTATCTCGTCATCTGCATGGGGAGCCCATATCGCTATCGTCATGGAGCATCTCTTGAATTTCGCAAGTTACAAGACCACGAATCTCGGAAGTCATTGACAAACTCCTCTGTATCTGGATGGATTTGGTCAATAATCCAACAGTGACGACAGGCTTTATTGTCTCCAATAAAGACGTCTAATCCATCATTCTTTTCTGGTGAGTTAGTCATAGTAATAAATCCATAGTGTGCTGGCATAATAGGCCAATCTTGTCTACGTCTTTCACCTTTAGATGTCTCAATAAATACGGGTAAGCCTTGGAAACTGCTTATTCTTAGATTGTTTTCTTTGGCCGTCCAGAAACTGCAATGACCCGCTGGACTAATTGGACCAGCCACTGCATTGCAAGAGGCAGGTGGATCAAACATAGAACAGTCAGCGCAAACGTGTCCATCCACTGCATGGTTGACATAGATGGCTAATTCCTTAGATGACTTCTCATCTTTTGTCACACGGAATTGAGCATAACGTGTGCCTCCTCAGACAACGGTTTAGCACGAAACCCCATCAATATCCCAGCCTCATAACGTAATTTAGTTCCTTCACTAAGCTTCTTTCGGGTAGCCTCAGTATGTTTATACCCACGTGGACGAGACATAACTAAACTCCAGTACTCATATTGAGAAGCTCGAAAAGTTCAACTTTACAACTAAGATGTGTCATCAGATCGCCATGCAAACTAGAGATGAAGCATTTGTCTGAATAAATTATCACAGCTGATCCTTCAACCTTCGGATACCTATTATTGAGCATCTCAACCATTGCTCCCGCCAGGTTGCGCATCTTTTGAATATTATCTGACCACCCGTTGACTGCCTTTGCATCCAGCATAAACTTTAGAATAACCTGATCCAGATCCGCCAAGTCGTCATCGGTGATCAAAGCAACAAACACTGGGAAGCCCCATGTTGAGGTCTTCCTGACAACCATCGGGCTATAGTGCTTATTCATCAGCATAGTGTGTGCGATCTGCTCTTCCATTTTCATTCCCTCAAGTTAAATCCCAAAGAGGACCCCAGTAAGCTTTTCCTTCTTCTTTTATACGTTCGTCCACAAACTCTCCAGGTGTAAAACCCTCCATCTCGATCATTTGAGTAGCCGTAATTCGCAGAATAGTCTTTCCTACAAACGATTCCCTCTCCATTTTACCTTTCATCAAACCAGGAGCCTTCATCCAGGAAGGAATAGCTGCACCATCCGTTGTACCAATTCGGCATACATGACCTAAACCCTGTTCCCTCTTTGTATACTTGTGTTCAAATTCTAACTGCGGAATATTACGATTCTTAGGAACCGTCACTGCAGTCCATTCTGGTAAACCTTTAAGTTCAGAATACCCACCAGCTTTAAGCGCGTTATACATACAATCAAACGAGTAGATATTCAGATCGGAAAGATCATCACCAGAGACAAAGTGAAGGTATACACCTTCTGTTCCCTTTCTCCTCTCAACTTCAGTCCTAATAAACCATTCACCTGGTTTAAGAGGCAGTAAAAAACGAGCAGGTACACGATTAGGGTACTTCTTTTTCCGCCTCCTGGGTTCAGGTCTAGCCCTAAGCCTAGCTCTAACCGCACAATATTCCAAGATAAAGTCTTTGCGTACAAATACCCTCCCATCTATCCTACGCCATTCTTGTCGATGGGTCACTTTTGTTTTACGAATAGTTGTTTTAGAAAAACCTGTAAGACTAACAGCCTCCCTTATAGTGATAAACCCATCAGGCAAATCCGGTTGTGTAGGAGAAGAAGGATCACCTCCGTTTGCCGTGGATCTCCAGTGAAGAATCTTCTTATCATTATTAGACGGCATACCCACTGTGAACCTCCTCTTCCTTAATATCGTGGTACAGCTTACCCATGCGCACAATAGTGTCCTTGCGCATCCCAAGCAAAGGGGCTTCCAACTCCACTGGGTAGCTTCCCGCGATCTTTAGAGACTTGTTCATCTCGAGGACCCAGTCTTGTTTGCAGTCCGCAAACTCATTTATCCGGTCCTCAAAATTCGCTCCATACCAAATCTTTGTTGCACCGACAGCTTCTGCCAGTGACAGAGCTAGACCAACAAAGATAGTGTTGCGTCCAGGGACGTGCATCTCATGCAGTCCCTCATACTTACCACCCTGCAAAGTACCAGTCAACCCAGAGTCAACTGCTTGAGCAAGATCAACCTTCATCCGCTTAAAGGAAACCTGGAGATCATCGCACAACTTAACAGCAGCATCCAATTCCCGAACGTGTTTCTGACCATAATCAATCAATAGGGCGATTGGATTATAGTTCATCCGCTTTGCCATGTGTAACAATAATGCACTATCAAAACCACCGCTGGTAAGAACGACTAGACCAGGTGTCATGTTATCTCCTCTAAGATAGAAACCAGTCTCTCTCAGGGATGAAGTTCCTCAAGCCATCCTTAGCCTGAGGCATCCGCAGATACCTAGGGTCAAAGTCGCGAACCTTCTTAAAGCGAATCCCCTCACGATTGTGTCCCAAATGATCAAAGGGGATACGATGTTGTAATTCAAACCCATACAAACTCACATTTCTAATAAAACTATCAGGATCAGCAGTCTGGCATAGTGGGAATGATGTTGATTTAACTACATCTAGTACCAACATACCTTCTTTAAACAAACGATCATTAAACTGAATTAGGGTTTCTGGTATAGAACGTACAAAGCACAATGTTCCCCAACAGATAATCATATCAAACTTTAGTTCAGTCTCGATGTTCTCACACCAACCAGAGATTATGTTATCATCACGATCGACATCAATCTCTTCAACCCGATCTGGATTGGGCTCAAGATAGTACATATCAACTGGATGGGGAAACTTTAACGGAGAACCCGAACCTGCACCAACATTGAGTACCTTACGATAGACATAGGTTGTATCATTGATGTCTAACAACTTAGTCAACTCATCATATCCACTCACGTGATCATCATAGAGTGATTTATTCTGTTCAGCATCATTAAATTCATCACCTTCAATGGTTAGGTTAAATCGCTTGATTGTCTTCTTTGAATAGGACTTCATGCAGTACCACCCTTGTACTTATTCGCTATAGCCCACATCTTCGACGCTGGAGTCTTGTGTACTTTACGAAAAGCCTTGCGGAGTTCTTCTGTAGTAACATCAGGGTAATAACGCTCAACAAATGCCACACAATTATCGTAAATTGCTATCGCTTCTTCATCCGAGGCATTCTTAGATGTCGAATGAGGATTGGCAATCTTTTCTTCAACAAGAAATTTTATCATCACTTCAGCAACTGTTGGCTTATTGCTCATCCTGTCTCACCGTCGCTTCAAAGAGATGCCCCGGTGCATGTGTCTGGAAGATTCTGTCTCCCATTGCCACATCACCCTTTAACCAATACTCAGCCATCCACCAGAACGACCAAGCCCCGCCACCAACTCCACAACCAGGGCACTGACTGGTCTTTTCCCTCTGCAACCTTATATACTCAGACATGGGCAACTTTCCGCCCTCACGAAGGTCGAATATCGAATATTTTTCTGATAGTGGTCCCCTATACCCGCACCCGCGCAGAGAACCATCCTCTTCAATTGAGATCAGCATAGGCAAACTGCAATGCCAAGGATCACGCCTCACTTCACGATCTGCTAGTTCACGAAAGTATGTTGGTGGTAACTGCATCTTCCACCTGCCGGTGGCAACCTCATCCGCTAACTTGTACATCTCATCGCTAAACTTGTTACGTTCATCTGCTGGTATTAACCATTCAGTCATTGTATCAGCAGTACCGTAAAAATCGTGTAGTCCATCCGCAGATGCTTCTACTAGAGAACACCCAACCCACATCCCCTTTTCTGTACACAAGTCAAGCAATGGATAGAGCTTATCGTAATTGTGTCGATGAATAGTAATTTGCGCTTGCACGTCCGGTACACCGCGCATCAGCGCATACTCCAACCAACTAAGCACCGCTTGAGCCTTGCGATCAATGTGGACGTCACCTGTCTTATGTAACCCGGGAAGGACGTCCACACCACCAGAGATGTTATACAGACCAGCGTTAATACAGTCATCAAAATATTTTTCAGTCCATCCTGGTGGGAATGTCGAATAGATACCATACCTCCCATAGAAGGGTTTGATTGCCTTGACAAAGCCAACAGGATCGGAATAGGAAAACAGTTCATTACCGATAAACAAGTGGAACTGGACACCATGATACTCCAGAATGTGTAATGCATCTGCCCATTGCTCCGGTGACAGAAAAGTCCCATCTCCTCTAACGTCTTTGCTCAGACAATAGGAACAAGAACGTGGGCACATTCTCGACTGGAATATGCAGGAGTACCGTGGTGTGTGTAATTCAGACATCTTACCTTCCCTTACGTGGCACCGTGTCTCACATTACATTGCAGCTCTACAAGAACCCCCGCCGTCAACTACAAAGTTTGCACCAGTAACGTAAGGACAATCAAGTATCATATCGACGACTGGAAGGAGCATTGCGGGTTCTGCTTCAAACCCTAAGGGGATTGCGTTGAGAAGTTCAATTGGTGTATCACCCGGAATCAGATTCGTCTTAACAAATCCAGGACTAATGCAATTCACCCTAACAAAAAAGGGTGAGAACCTAATAGCGAGACTCTTGGTCAGTGAAATCAGCGCGGCCTTAGATGCGGCATAGATCGGAATCTCAGGCTCGGCAATCATCCCACTAACTGAGGCAATATTGATAACACAACCACGTGCAGCAATCAACTCATGCTTTAGTGCATTAGTCAGGTAGTATGGCGCCCAAAAGTTAACGTCAAATATCTGACCTTCATTTCCAACCTCTTCAAGCTTCAAAATTCCCGCACAATTTACAAGACAAGAAATGTCACCTGCGGTGCGCAGGTCATCCACAATCTCTTGAATATCCTTCTCACTCGACAAGTCATATTCAAGATCCGGACCGTTCTTAGCTATACCAACAACACTATCAAACCGGTCGCTTGTATTAAAGTGATCATAGATTGCCTTACCAATACCAGAAGATGCTCCAGTAACAACAGCGATACCCATCTACTTCTCCTATCTAAAGTCCATGAATTCTTCACGGACCATTGAATCAGATAAGAACTCACCACGCAAGGCGCTGGTAACAACAATTGAGCCACTCTGATTGACTCCACGCATACGCATACAATAGTGTTCACCAGTAGCAATGCAGCCAGCCCCACGACATTCAGGTATACGCATTAGAGTATTGGCGATATCGTTAACCACTTGCTCCTGAAGAACAGGTCGGGCAGCTAGAAGCTTTGTGATCCTAGCCAATTTTGACAGGCCCAAGACCTTTGCTCGAATCCCCGGACCAGGTAAGTACCCAGCCGTAATATCATAACGGACTGGAAGAAGATGATGAGGACACATACTAAACACTTCAACATGTTTAACTAAAATCATCTGTTGGTGTTCACAGGGGAACACACTTTTAAGCATCTCTTCAACGGTATTCCGTTCATCTAGACCTGCAAAGATCTCTTGATAAGCCCGCACAACCCGATCCGGTGTATCGAAAAAGTTTGGATCTCTAGCATCCAATCCCAAACCATCCAGAATATCAATGACTCCTTGTCTGACCTTTAACCAATCAACCATTGCTTCCCCCAAAAATAGGCATCAAATTATTATACGCGAATTCGAACACATGAAAAAGGGCAGGCGAAAAATAAATTTTCGCCCACCCTATTTCAGCAACATTGGGCTATGCAGCGTCGAGCTTGGTCAACTGGATGTATTCACCATCCTCGCTCATCGACCACTTGCCGCTCTTCGCCCGAAACTTTGCATGGGCGCGCAGCATTCCCTTCTTGACACCAGCCTCTTCGGCCAGATCGCTAATGGGCCCACCGCGCATCAGCGCCAGGTCCATCTTCTGAGCACCACTGCCTTCATAGCGGAACCCACCACCACGCCGAGTTGGCGTAGTTGCGGGTGCGGCCGTGTCACCACGAGTACGACGAGGCTTGGTGACAACCTCACCCTCCTCTTCGACCTCGGGCTCGGGCTCCTGTTCCGCCTCGGCCGGTTCGGTACCGGCTTTCAACGCATCAACGATGGCCTGTGTTTCCGGAGAGACATCGTCTCCCGGTCGCAGCAGTTCACCTGCCTCATGGACGCTGGCTGTAAGCTCAATGACGGCCATCTTCAGATCAATCTTTGGATCGAGCGAAAGAACCGTGTTGAGCTCGTTGGCCGCGTCAACCAATTGCGCTCTGGTTACCACTTTTTGCTCCTCTATCCTGTGTTGCGAATTTGCGAACACAGCGGATAATAGCTGATGCTGTCGCGCATGACAAGCACAAAATTGCTACTTTGAGCAATTTTTTTACCACACCAGCTATTGCAATGTGCCGCAAAATGCTTATATGTACCTTATCATGAGGATGGGAATTCACATACGACACTTAACCCAGCCGGGCGGGAATTTTCCGCTCATTGGATCACCCAAACCTATGGAAATGCTATGCTCAAAAAAGACGAAAAAGACCTCCTCATGATGGTATCGATTGAGTCACGTCTTAAAATCCTTGAACAGCGTCTCGGACTGGTTAAGGAACCAGAACCGAAGCTGCCCAAGGAACCCGATGGTCGCTATGCCAAGATTATGCCGCACTATCTACTAAATCGCGACATCAATCTCGGGGATCTTCAAGAGGAGATCAGGAAGAGCAACGGTGAAGTGTACAGCCTCAAGACACTTGATCGTGCACTCAGAGCTTGCCAAGATATTGTTGGTTGGCTTGATCGTAAGGGTGTCGATCTCAATACGATCCACTAAAGAAACGCTAACAATCAGGACCCGCTTCGGCGGGTCCTCTCATGTGATGGCTCAGCTTATCGTAGGACTCAAGAAACGGTCGCCCTGACCGCAAATCCTGTAAGATAATCACGTCATTATTGGCATTAAAGATGCCCTCCCGAACGACTAGTTCGTTGATGCGCATAATACCCAGCATCTTTTCGCGACCCTTAGGGTCTTGATTCAGCCCATACATTGCCGTAACGTGGGCGTACTTACGCTTGTCCTCTGAGAAGTTAGACAGATTTAACGTGTTCTGGGCATAACTTCTCGCATCCGCTTGAGTTGCTGTGACCACCAGAGAGTGTCTCTCCTGACTGATCGCGCGCAAGCCCTTCCAGACAGCATCTATCCTGTGACGGAACTCAGCTACTCTTGCCGTCATCAGGTCTGCATAATCCACCACAATAATGTCAGGGACAAAATCATCCTTGTGCTCCCATTCATCCAATGCTCCGCGCAGATCATCAGCACTAAGCGAATCCGAGGGAACAGTCATTACTTTGAATCGACGTTTATACCTATCAAAGAACCCACGGGCAGACTCTACCGCAAGTTTTGCCGTTAAAGGTTGACGCGCAGGCTCCTTTTTCAACCATACAGTTCCCCTCCTTTCATTACAGGTCGCACTGTCACAAGGTTGATACTTAGAATTACGTTTTGCCAAGTCGCTCAGTTTATCATAATTCTCAAACTCGCGAGGATCTTCATCAAAGGAATCTATCTCTTCATCGTGAATACCAAAGTTACAATTACGATCCGATCTATGACAAGTATTGAATTGATTCTTTACACAATCCCCCACCGGACGATAGTAAGATTTACAATACTCTTCCTGATCTGATCTCCGCGACATATAAATACAAGTTCTGCGCAGCATCTGAGACTGGGTTAAGTCACCCGCTTGAAAGAATGCCACATTTGCCTTTTGTCGTAATCCCCTAAACGCAATATCCATCATCAACCAAGTCTTACCACGCTTTTCTGGTGCCAAGAATGCAACAAATCCACCCCTAATCATATGTGGATTGACCATCCGACCAAAGGCACCGGGATACTTTACTACAGGTTGAGAGACAATTGAAAAGGCTTCTTCAATTGCTCGGTAACCTTCTTCACTACCAACTTCCAACCCAAGTGAAGTAATGTAACTGGTTGGAGTGTAGGACCTAAGCAGATCATCTGCCCTCTCTACTTCTCCCCTATCTGTCAGATCTTCCAGTTGTTCCTTTAGGTTTTCCTGTTCCCTGGAGCGGAAATAGGCGACTGCTCGGTCAAACAGATACCCTGCATTGTATTGATCACCACGCTCGTAATCATCGCTGATACGAGTCAGAATCTGTTCAATCAACTCACCTTCTGGTTTCGATATCCGATTGGAGCGCAGGTGATCAAAAAAGATCATTTCAATATCACGATCGGGTACCTTGTGGTATTGCTCATAAAAGTCTACACACCAACGAGCCAGTTTCTGTAATTCCGGTGCGACCAGCAAGTCATCTCGCCAATAGGCGACTATCTTTCGAGCAAATTCATTGCTTACGATCAGTCCGGTTACTATCCTACGCTCAATAAATTCAGACATCTAATTATCCTTCCGCCTTACAATTGTTTCAGGACAACATCTCTTGGGCATGTACTCGTAGTTACATTGCGGGCAGCGAAACCCGACGATGGCGAGGTCGGCACGATCAGAGTAGTAGACCGTAATCACCGGTTTGTGGTCTTGCTCAACATGGCCGTAGCGATAGCCGCAGGACGGGCAAGCGTCGCCGGAATATGTCGAGCTGCCGATCAGCTCAGTCATCGGTCGCCCCACCTACTTTCAGACATACCCGCTTTCCTTCAACAAAAGGTAGATACCATAAGGCCAAATAAAGACAACCATAACAACGGTGACCCACACAATCACACGTCTAGTATAGCGAGGGTTCTTACGCATTCCCCGGTAAACACCACTTGCAAAGAAACCACCCATTACAAAGTAAAAGATAAAAGCATAAGCAACAGGATAACTCATTCATAAACCCTTTCCTTGGGAGGAAAGCGAGTTCGATGCCCACCCCATCTTGATACAGGATAGGCATGTTTGTACTCACTCCAACCGTCTCGACCCATACCCAAAGCCGGACCACTAGAGTTTCTTCGGTAAAGCAAGCGACCGAAACGCAAGCGACACAATTCACATCGACAGAATACCCGGTCTTCTCTCTTGTAAAACCCACGACTAGGTGACATAATCTTCTTCCTCATTCATAGACCCTTTCCTTACCGTTTACTGGGTCATTACCCTCCATATTACGAAAATCCCGCCTAAACTGGTTAAAGGCTGGACTGTCTGATTTCAATACTCTACTACTGGCATCCCAATCCTTTTCAGCTAGCCAACTAATATACCTGCGCATAACTTCCAATGGGCCACCAATGTTCAGCTTAACGGCAGGGGAGAGTCTTACCGTTGCTCGTTCATTCTGGATCTCGTTATACAGTCCAACAATCTTATCGGTCAATACCGCATCATTAGTCATATCTGACAGATGAAGCCTTCGGGCTGGAATAACTAGATCCCTCTCGATTGTATCAACAATGCGAGGATGTGTAATACCGTTCTGCTGCAACACCTGTTTGATTGACAAATCATGTCCGTTAGCCGTCTTTAACTTGACCCTACGAATCATCGCAGCTTCAAGCCTCTCAAACTTGCTGACTAATGATGTAGCAGACTCAACCCTAGGGATGTACTCATCATCGTCATAATGATCTTTGTACCACTTAATCAGAGTGTAGAGTCTGACTATAGGAGGTTCCCCACCAGCTAACTGCTTTGAAAACCTCTTAATCTGCTTAACCCAATTGACAATCTGTTGATCACTGGTCCGCATATGCGCGCGATCAAGTCTAATCTCAGCCAGCATTTCAGCTACAATACGATACCACTTATCAGCATTCCGAACAAAGCGTTCAGTCCGCTCAAACTCAAATTTCCTGATTACTTGTTTTGGTTTAATTTCGACATGCTTAACGATCACTAGGCTTCCCTCCGCCTAGCTAATATACGGCTATTCAATCTAGAATTATTAAATCAGACATAAAAAAGCCCCGCCCGAAGGCGGGGCCTTTTTAGCCTTTAAGAATTAAAGGCTTACATTCGCTAGTTGCTTCTATGTTGTCTAGCCCATTCGGCAAGACCCGCAGCACTGGTTGGTAAAGTTAGGCTAGGTGGATCATCTGGTTTTACCAGAACATCTTCTAGCCGTTTTACTAGTTCAAACATCTCGCGCGCATGTTCATACGTATTATGATCCACATGCAAGGCAGCGAGAAGTTTTCGATAATCCTGACGAAGCATAAGACCACGATCACGCGCAATAAGTCGATCTGCCCGCTCAAGTCGTCTCCTCACACCCGAAATCATTACATCGTAATTAGCATGAACTTCTGCTCTTACTTCAGCAGTGATTTCTACTTTCAACTCCCGCCTTGCCTTTCGAACTGCGGCTTCGTAACGTTGTCGCATATTCTCCGGCATCTCAGTAACAGCAACTGGAGTGGGTTCCTGTCTAATCCGACGTTCCACTTGCGCTACAAGGATTGCATTTGATGCTGCGGTTTCACCACAATTAAACACTTCAGCAATTACAACCCTAGTGACTGGTTCTCCTGCATCCAGTCGACGAAGAACCTCGTCTACCCTATCACGAGGTGGCTCTTGCACTGGTCTCTCCGTTCTTGGTCTTGATGTAGTTGTATTAGTTGGTGTTGGTGTTGGTCTTGATGTAGTTGTATTAGTTGGTGTTGGTGTTGGTGTTGGTGTTGGTGTTGGTGTTGGTGTTGGTGTTGGTGTTGGTGTTGGTGTTGGTTCGTTTGAGCTATCCGCGCGGCTATCGACTTCGGAACGTTCCGAAGTCGAGCTTCTAAAGTCGTTATCGTAGATTGTTTCTAACGAACTACGTTTTGTTATTTCTAATGCTACACGTAAAGCCTCAGGTTGCTGACCCATTTTAATAGCGGCGGCTCTTTTATCAGAACTAATAACGGTCTCACCAAAACCGTTATCAGTACACCACTGACTGAATTCAACAGTCGCTGGATGAAGTGCCTTAGCTTCAGCGAGGTGGATACAAAGATTGAATGACCCTTCAATCCATTCTTGACGGCCAAGTTTCTGCCGCTCAAGATCTCGTGGGATTAAGGCAGCTAGTCGATCTAACGGTGTTGGCATTGGAAAGACATTATCCTCAGGCATTGTTACATCCTTATAAAAAGTGAGGGGGGCTGATCCCCCTCACCCAAGATACCTACTCGTTGTTGTTGTTATCGTCGGTCTGATTACGACGCGGACGACCACGACGACGAGTAACAGGAATGCCTTGGACCACATCCCGACGTTGCTTTCTCGACTGCTCATAACGACTTAGCGTTACGTGCAGCGACTTTACGATCGGGTCGATCTTGTTGCTACTCGCAGGAATTTCAATGCCAACATCCTGCGCAAATTGCTGGATGATCATCGCTGCCTTGGCGTCGTCATAAACGATCGCACCTTCGATCGCTTCGCTTGGCCAAATAGCAAACAGATACTTACGATAATCACGACCAGTCTCTGAATCATCGACAACTAGCCGACGATGAATCTCTTCAACAATATCATTGAGACTCCTCGGCAAATTGCGATTGACTCGTGCTGCATCCCAATCAGCAATAGTCGCTGGAAGGGGTGGAGCGGGTGGTTTGAAGTTACCATCAGGCATTTAATAGGGCCTCCTGGCCCGCGTGCGTTTATTGATGGGTTGCCGGAACGCATCAAAACCGGCCTGGGAGGTACTACACCTCCAAAGATATATATAACTGATCTTGCGACGAAAAGCAATACCTGATTTGAGCCAGCACCAAAAATTTCTTGACTCTTACATCGTCTTGCGCGCGTACGCGTATATATGCGCGCATGACGCACGCCTGCGCACGCACGGTCGCGCGCATCATTAACCTAAAGGTTAATTTAGTTATTTATCACTTTATGAATTAGTGAAAAGGCTAATTGAGTCTTGACTTAGAAAGGCCTGAAATCAAGACTCAATTCAAGGCTAGATTAGGGTGATCCTTTGAAGCAGAATTCCCAGATGATGAACTGTATCTGTATAACTCTTGTTTCCCTGAACCTTCATCAGGTCTTGGCATATCGCATCAGCCACTTCAGGTGTAACATGCCTTAAGATGACCTTTGCAATCTCTTGTAATGTTTTTGCTGATACCACGATGCTGTCCTTTCCAAAGATAGTACAACAAGTCGCTGCTGGTTCGCCATTCCTACCCAGATAGTTGGCAGAGCGATTGCCCTGTTATTGAACCCCGTTGTGCACACGGTCGCAGCAACCTGCTGCATTATGAGCCTAGCATATTTTGCAATTCATTGCAAGCAGAAAATGCGTTGATTGAAGCGTTTTTGCATAGCTGTTATGCAATAATCTGCAATTGCAGTACACGCAAAATTTTTATCTTGCAATCGAATTTGAACTCCGCTACATTAAGCGCGTGCAACAGACAATTTGTCGTCCGCACAGAAGAAAGGGTAAAAATGCCAGAACCTAATACCACTTGGAGTCCAGCTGTCACCATCGACCTTGATACTTGTAGTGCACTAGCTTTTCAGGAGTTGGTCACTAGGTTCGATGAATGGTCAGCTACACAACTTCCTCCCACCGAACTTCCTGTTACCACTGGTTGGTGCACAATCACACCAGAAATCGCCGAGAAGCTCCTTCGGCGTAACAAGGTAAATCGGAAGCTTTCACTTTCAGCTATCCGTAAGTATGCCGCTTGCATGATTGCGGACATGTGGATCAAGACTGGTCAGGCAATTTTGATCACAACTGATGGCCAAGTGTGGGATGCACAGCATCGGCTATGGGCTTGCTACATGTCAGGTGTCACATTCGAAACTTACGTGGTGTGTGATATACCAGTGCATGACTCTCTGTTTGCGTTCATTGACGATTCTAAGCCGAGGAACGCGGCAGATGCCTTGTACACAGCTGGTGCAAACGGCATGGCGGCTTCGGTCGCGGGTGCGATTAAGCTGGCTTGGCGATACGACCATAATGCACTGGTCGTTACCAACAAGCAACCTGTCATTCGGCCCTTCACTAATATTGAAGTGCTGAATTATAGTCGCCAGCATCCTGAGGTGGGAGCCGCTGCACATCACGTTTCGGCCAACTACCCTACGGCAGTCAAAGTCATCGGTAACAAACCGGCGGCGATCTTTAGTGCTTCGAAGATCTTGACGCTTTACGGGAACGATGTGCTTGAGGATTTCTTCCGTCCTCTGGGTTCCGGAGCAAATCTTGACGAACATGATCCCATCCTGCACCTGCGTAACAAGTTGTTGTCTACTCAGGAGAACGACATGGATCTTAAGTATGGTCCACGTCTCGCTCTGCTGATCAAGGCATTCAATCTGTTTAAACAGGATAAGGGAATTGGTCGCAATGGTCTCTTTCTGCGCACCGATGAGCGTTTCCCGCGCTTTATCGAACCTGCAGAACTGGCCGAAGCAGCACAATAAGAAACTGATCAAAGGGGGCGGGCGGCAACAGCCGTCCGCCTTCCTCTTTTATGAGATAGAACAATGACAAGTATAAACATCGATGAAATCATAATACCTGAAATAGACGAGAACGAAATGCGAGACGGTTACAAGATCAGTGAACGAGCCGGTTGGTTCAAGAAGATTGTGAGACCGCATGGTGGGGACCACCGTCAAGAGCAACTGCAGTATACTGGAGTTGCTTTTCTAAGTCCAGATGATGCAGCAAAACGAGTTGGTCTTAGTAATAGAAGCACAGCATATGAAGCAGTGACTGTCGTTGAGAAAGGTATTCCAGAAATAATAGAGCTTATGGATCGAAAAGAATTTGCAATTGGTTCAATTGTGTTCATCGCTCGAGATCTACCTATTCCTGAACAACACCGTTTCATAGGAATGACCAAAACTCAACAAACAGCCAAAATAAAGGAATTAAGACAAAATCGACCCCAAAGATCTACCACCCCACCATTAACCAGACAAACACCTGTTCGCCAAGCACCAGTTAGGCGAACACCTATTGTTATACCACCAATGACCCTAACACCATGGACACAACCGGGTGAAGTTGAACGTCCACCAATAGACGCACCAATTCAGGACCATCTAGCCTTTACCCAACAATATGGTAGAGTCCATCTACACCCCACCAGAATTACAAACTTACTTCGAGATAAGGTACTAATTGATGACCGACTACTGAGTATCTCAAACTTTATGAATTCGCGACATTACAGTCCTGGAAAACTTGTAACTGCCATACAAGAAGCACTTTTACATAATATACGTCGGGAGGCGGATAATGGTGAACAGATTGATTTTGGTCGATCTGCAACCGAATTAGTCAATCGGTTGAAACTAATGATTCCATACCTCGAATCGTATATAACTGCATTACGAGAAGCTGGACTAATAGAGGAAGAATGAATGAATTGCAAGCCGTCGCAAAAATAGCTTGCAATGTGTTGCGCGAGCATATATATACTAACTGCTGACGTACATTGAAAGGAAAGGATTATGACAAAACACGCAGGAACTGAAGCCCTATTTAAGCAGGGTAACTACAAGTTTCGCTATGTGGAGAAACTGCTATTCAGCGATATTGATCTCAAGGCGAGTGAGGAAAATCCAGCTCGTCTAAGGCGAAAAATTGATGATTTGCTCGTCAACGAGTATGGCCTAGCCATGCTTGAGGGCGCTCCATTTCCGGCGATTGTTGTCTTTGCAGTCGATCAAGCCAAATACCTTGTCGGTACAGGAATGCACCGGATTAAGGCGACCAAGGACTGCAAACTCGACTGGCATGATGCTTATATCGTGACTGAGCCTGATCAGTATCGTCAGGAGCTGTTGCTGCGCTTGC